TCATTTAACGAACTTGTTAATCTTTTTGTTGCCACTGATAAATAATCCATTAGCCAATTGGATTCGAGTTGTGTCTCCATGCTTGACGATCTTAGCGACATCAAACTCAGTCCCAGCTGGTTGCCAGTCCACAACATGCTTGAGGGCTTTGTCCTTGTACCGATGAGTACCGCGAACAGACTTCACTCGTTTGACGCCGCCATCAACGGAATAATATAAGCGATTAACGTTGGCTTGGTTAGACGTGATGTAATAGCCATTTGCCAATTGGAACCGCGTAATTTTACCGTAGGTCACCACTTTAGCAATCGCAAACACAGTTCCGGCTGGGAAGTTGTCCACTTTGTGCTTGAAGGCAATGTCCTTGTAGCGATTAATTGGTGTCCGGGCATAGATCATCTTTGGATTGTACCGGTAGTAGATGGCCTTCTTCGGCTTAGCTGCCTTAGTTGCTGTCCCATAGTAGTAATTTGAATACATTTGTGACACGTCAAACGTCCCATAACAGCCCGGGAAGTGCATACTTGACGTCCATTGCCAACCATTATATCCGGTATAGAGCTCAAATCCTGACTGGTTATAAGGATAGTTAGCCACCCAACCACCACGGCCCGAGTTGTTCAATGGTACCGAATTAATCCAGCTGCCCATCGTATAGACGTCTGTCTTAGGATAGCCCATGCGATGGACTTCGTTGATCCAGGCCTTAACAATTTTAGAGTTCTGATTCCAACCAGAGTTGGTGGCTTCAAAATCAAGTACGATCACACTGCTCTTACCCAATCCTGCCTTAAGTGCACTTCGGGCTGCCATTTGTGCTTCAGCCTTAGCCCCAGTCTCTGTCGTAAATCTGGCAAAGTGATAACCGTTGACGTGTAGACCAGCAGTAATCGCGTTACGAATGCTTGGCTTGGCCGTTTGGTCAGTGAAGTACGTGCCTTCGGATAGCTTAGCTATCATGGCTTTGACGCCATACTTTTTCATCGAACGCCAATTGGCAACGGTCATGATCCCATTGTTATTGGACGTATCCACAACATCATAGTGCGGCATTACTTAGCATCTCCCTCCGTAGTGGCCGTGCCTTCTGGCACATTTAAGGGTGCTGGGTCAGCGGGCACTGTCGCAGCTTGCTTGTCCAGTTGTGCTTGCTTATCAGCGAACGCTTGCTCTGTGTCCGCCAGAGCGGCATTGTATTCGACCTGTTTTGATTGGGCTTTCGTATCTGTTGTTGTCATCGACTGATATGCTTTTTCAATGGCTGCTGAAATAATTGCCGGTGCCAGACTATCATGACCAAATACTTTCATCTGGCCTGTTACATCAGCAATCGCCTGCTCACGCTTTTCTTCCCCTGGCATTTCATAATTAGTAGCCGCTTTGTTAACAGCGCTGAACGCCAATGTGTCTAACATACTCAACACTTCGCGCTGGGTAGCGGACTTATTCGCTGCAATCTTGGTCTTCAATGCCGGATTGATCCGGGTAAACCAGCCAACCAGGGCAAAAATTAAGACACCTAAGATACCGGTGTCGTTGAGCAATTTAATAATCTTCGTAAATTCATTCATGCTTGTTTCCTCCTGTTAACTTATTAATCTGTCGCTGCATTTGCCCCACTTGCTGAGTTAACGCATCAATTGTATGTGATTGAGACTCAACCTGTGATGTGAGTTCCGCAATTTTTCCATTCTTAGATTCAAGCTGTTCTAATAGGTCTTGGACTTTGCCAATCATCTCTGGCATAGACTGGGCGTAAGCCGTTTCTGTGGCCGCCCGTGAACTTGATCTGGTACCTTTGAGCGTAAACCACGATGCCAACACGCTAACTATAGCCGTGAAGATATATCCCGCATAATCTTTCAATTGGCGTCACCCGCCCACGCTTCTAAAATTGTTCTTCCGGCCACAGCAAACATCAACCAGCAATCTAGGTGTGCAAATGGGTGCCCCATCATCTCGATGTTTTGTAGCAAAAACGCCATGGCGTAAAGTGTCCACACACAAGTTGCGGCCACATAGCACCACTTGATTAGCGGTCGGATATCGTACAAGGCCGCCACAAGTATCACAGTTCCAACTACGATATCAGCCGCCGCAAACGGTGGATCGTCAATATGACTGGCCACCGTGTTAAAAAGGTCGGGGGCACCAAAACGGAACGAGTTGGCGATAAAATAAGCACCCAAGAGAATTGTCTCGAGCGCCGTTACCAGCAAAAATCTATTTTTCCTGACATTACTTTGCACACTTGCTTCACCCCTTTCCCACAAAAAATCCCATCAAAAAAGCACCAATCATCAATCCTAAGCCACAGGCGTAGAAGATGAATCGGTGCTGGTAGAGTTTTTTGCGGAGCCAAGGACATTCTTCACATCGTCCTGCAAGTAAGCTGGGACTTCTTCAATAGTACGACCACCGTCCAAAACGTTGGCGGCATAGATAGCGGCTAAAGCTGAAAATTTAAAGTTTAACATAGTTTATTATCTCCTTATTTGTTTGATTGTAGTTGTGTCAAAGCGGCTTGGGTATCAGACCGAAACGGGACTGGCACGGCTTCAATAGTCCGTGTGCCATCAATAATTGCTTGCGCGTAAATCTGCGCTAACGCTGAAAATTCCATTGCCATCACCTCCTAAGATTCACTTGCTGCCGAACTAGCTGGGGCTGCTGAACTCGTTGCAGCTGAGCCGGTGTCGGTCGTGGTGCTAGCCGATGTTAGTTGTGAAGACAAGTAATCGACAGCTTCCATCAAGCCTTGCTGCGTTAACTCATTGGCTGACTTAAGGCTTTTATTTTCAGTTTTCAATGACTCAATGTTTTTCGCCTGTTGTTCAATTTGCTTACCCTGCTGGTCAATCAATCCTTGCAGGTAGTCAATATCCAAATTGGGTAAATTACCCGGAGCTGTTACCTCTTGGGAGTCGTCACCCTTGAATGCATACATCCACCAGTAGCGAGTGAAGTATTGAATCGAGGTAGTAGGGATATTCACCGCTCGTAAGCCATCTGCTGGCTCAAGTACGGGCGCAGTGTCCTTGTCTGGAAACTGGTTATCTGAATCTGGTTTTACGTAATAAGTCATAAAAATATCCTTCTTTCTCTAATTAAGCAATTTTAAATTAATATGTTGTAATTGAATCAATCCGCATAAAGTCGCATGATACAATAACATATCCGTTAAATCCTGTATCGCTCCAACTATAACAAGATGAATGCCCAGCGATTTCTAATGCTCCGTTCTTATACTGAGCATATACTGGTTGATAGTCATTTGTACTTGCCCCTTTAGATATTTCTACCTTTGTTCCGGCAACCAAATCTGACTTTGATATTTTTATTGGATTAGTCCAAACGGAAGAATATGAATAATAATTGCAATCCATCAAACCTCCGCTTCTATCAATTTGAGAAGCAATAGAATCTGAATGTGAAGCGTTAATTTGAATACCATTATCGACTTTAGAAATGTCAAAAGGAAAAGTTCCGTTAGGAGTGAAATACTGAGTATATTTATCTCCAATATCAGCATCAAATGGTTTGTCGGCGGCTGGGGCGATTGATTTACCCACCGTTGCTAATACTGTTCCAGCATCATACTTGCCCTGAAATATCTTTATACCATTATGATATATTGCCCCGATCTTTTTGCCATTGTGGTAAAGATTATTCATTTTAACACCATTATGAAAGATTGCCATTAGCTACCCCTCCGTGTAATAGAACCCTTCAAGGTTATTTGATGAGGCCGTTTTTGCATCGCTATCATTGTCGGATTTTACCCAATCGGACTGGGCTAAAATACTGCTGCCACTTTTTTGGGCTGTTCCAGTAAAGTTAACGCTATCGACTACTGCACTAGTATCCGGGTTGCGGGCAATCGTATTATTGGCAAGTGCGACATCTTGACCATTCTGCTGGAGTTTTGCGGTAAAGTTGGCATCTTGGCTAAGTCTAGCTAAATCAGATGGCAAGCTACTTGCTAGTAATAACGGATTATTGTTGACAGTTGGAACAGTGTCAAAGTTGTTAGCACCAGATAGGTGGGCTACTTTGGAATCGTCAGCAGGTGTGTAACCAATTTTATCTTGCTTGGCGCTGACTTCTTCAATTCCTGCAACATTGCTAGCTGGTTTACGCATATCTGAAACGTTAACTTTATCTTCTGGCGCTGGTGTCCAATCAGTAGCTATTGAACCCGTGTTTGCAAATTGATGACTTGCTGCGCAAACATTTGCTACTCCAGGGGTATTTCCATTGTCAATTTGAACTAAAATACTAGCTGTTCCAGTAGGAATGGTGTGTGAGATGAATGCGTGAGCAGTTTTTCCCTCTGATACAGAATAGCTTAAATAACCTACTTGAATTCCGGTAGATGATAATAAAAACGCTTTTAAGACAGTGTTTCCAGCATTGGAAGTTATATCGGCACTTACATTTAATGTATCACCAACATTAAATTTAGTAACATAAGATTGCCAAACAGTGTATCCAGTTACTGAATTATAATGGACAATATTATCAGTAGAACCAATTAATAAATTACGTCCACCAACACTGTCGCTTAGCTTATTAAATGGCTGTACCTGAACCCCATTAAGTTGTTCAGTACCATTTTTGTTATCAGTAACTTTAGCGCTAAGTCCATTGTTTAAATCGGTGGCCACATCTTTCGTCGTGGCATACGCGTTCCCCTTGCCGTCCGTGGCGCCCCCTGCGAGCGTCTGCGACTTGGCGAAGGTGTTGGCCGCATCGGTCGTCGCGATGTTCTTGGGCAGCTTGCTGGCAAAGTCGTCGTCGGTGACAAATTTGGCGTCGACTTCCGCCTTCGTGTAGTAGTTTTTCATGGTACCCTCAAATACTTGCTGAGTCACCATATTAGCAGGATCAACCACTACAACGACGTTAGAAGCCTTACCCACAGTGGTATTAATTCCAAAACCCAGATAGGAACCATCAGCATCTTTGTGGACAAAGACAGGATCCTGTAGCACGGTGACTCCATACAAGACTTCTGTGCCATCGTCATCCTTGGCATATAAGGCCGCGGACCGCATCTGATAGTCAGCCTTTGACTCGGCCTGATTCACATCAACTTGTACGTAAACCGTGGTCGTGTTAATTACTTGGACTGCCGTAACCTTCCCGTCTTGTTGAATATTAGATAATTCCGTTAGCTTAGCTAAAGCGTCGTCCGTATCGCTAAAGTGGTCGTCCGTACTAATGGCGGCCCGTGTAAACTGCATCTTTGTTTCATCAGCGCGGACCCGCGTTTCTAACGCAAAACCCGCATCAGTCATAATGGTTCTCGAACTGTCCGCCATTTTATCCCTCCTTTAATTGCGGCACACTCATCGTCGATTCGATAACCTGTGTCGTCTGAAATTGCATTGCGTAGTAAAGCGTGGACTTAACCGTCTTCTGGAATCCGATTCCAGCTACCCGCGTGGGGGCCGCGACTGATGACCTAATTTGCTCCAGAAGTAAGGCCTCCTTCTCCTGCGAGTCAATATAGATTGCCGGGACATTCAAGACCTCAATGGCCATTGGTTCACCAGTTACGTTCCAAAGAGGGCGTACCCAAAATTCGTGTGGGTCCGCAGAGAGGATTACCGATATAACATCATAAATTTGGTTGATAGTCCCATCGGTATGACGTCGCGCAAGACGGGCGTAAATCATTCGCCGATAGAAGTCGTCATCCATCTGTCCTCGATAGACTCCAATGAGGTTACCTATTCTGTCTAGGAATCCGCCCTCAGCAGTGTCTAGTGACCGCATTTTCAACAGCATATCCAATCGCTTCTCACCAGCACCTATCGGCTGTTCGACCAACTGCATCATCTTCCAATTGTTCGACCCAGTAGACCGATCAAAAGATGGCGGTAAGTCCTTAATTGTTGGATCAATTTGCATTAGTTACCACCTCGATATTTCCCAGAGCATAAGTTGCTGACTCAAAGGTCTCTAGCTGGATATCGGACGCTGCTAAAGTATCAGTTGTGCGCCCAATCTTGATCTCCGCATCAGTCACGCCGACCACTCCATAAACCAAAGTGTAGAGATAAGTAAAACGCACCTTATCCCCCATTGTTAGAGAGTTAAGATACGTTTTGATGTTGGTTTTAATTTGGTCAATTCCATCTGTCTCAAATAAGGTACTATCAGTATCAAGCGTGACCGTCATAAAGATTGGCACGCCTGTTGGACGGTCAAAGTGAATCTCTTGCGGGTGCCCGCCACGGTCCAGCACTTTGCAAACCGTTGACCCTACTGTCTGAGTCCCACCAGCAAGAGTATCGCTAATAGCTTGAGCTACATCACCATCGATACCGCCTGAAGCATAGACGTGAATTGACTTTGGCGGGTCACTATTTTCGTCAACTTCATTGGTATCATTGACGTTGACCTCTACTTGATCGACTCCGGCCACGTTAGCCACTGATGATCTGATTCCGTCACGAGTAGCCCCCGACAGTGATTCTTCGAAGACTTTTACCCGGTTCTTAAAAGTCTCATCATCCTCGGTAGTCATACCACCAGTCGCTGCCACCGGATTAGTGACCGAAGCGATCTCTTCAACTGGCATGGTTTGCTTAGTAATCGTACCTGCTGCGACATTCGCATCAGCTGACTCATCCATCGAGACAGCAATGCCGGAGCCATTGCCATCGGCATCCAAAATAACTGCATCTTCAAGTATGAAGGTTTGTCCATCTTCCGTTTCAAACATCTCATCAGCATCAATCACTGTTCCTGCTTTTCCGGTAAAAGATAAAGACACGTAAGCTGGTTGCGATTTGTTGCGAGTTAGTCCGAGTAAGGCAACAACCTTATCTAAGGTAATCCCTGTTGCGGTATCGAAAAACCACGAGTCCCAAACGTTCCCAATAGTTTGCTCGTACTTAGCCATTCGGTGAGCCACAATACGGATAAAACTACCTAAGATAGACTTTTCAGCCGTCCCAATATTAGAACCCATCAGACTACCAGCAAGCTCAAATAGGTCAATTTGAATTGCATCCTCTGGCTCCGCTACATAACCTTGCGGCGTTAGTCCGTACTCAGCATAAGTTTCCGCCATCAATCGTCACCTCCTGTTCTATTTCCTCTTGATCATCTTCAATACCTGTTTGGTTCATATCAACGGTCATTTTCAAATTTACTGACAAAATTCGCGTTTTATGGTCCAAATTAAAAGTGGTATCTGTGATGGCTACCACTCGGGGTTCCTGCTCCAAAATTGCATCCTCAAAATCAGCTTGGGCAAAGGCTTCATTAAAGTCTTCACCGATAAGATTTTCATAGTCCATTCCCAAATCGGGTTCTAGTGGTGCGTCCCCCAGCTGATTACTGATGATGGTGCGAATTCCTTGAGCCAACTCCTCTTTACCAGTAACCGTCTGCATTTCACCATTTTCGATGACTAAATCGCCGTTCTCATCTTGTTTTAAATCTCGTAATTCCACTAAAACACCGCCTCGATAAAAGCATCATTCAGACTATGCAGACGATCCGAAGCGTTTGAGATATCTCCAGTATCGCCTACATCGGCTTCTGAAACGTCACGATCAAAGAAGCCCACACTTACGCTGACGTCCTTTTTCACATCGTCTCGAGCATGCTTAGGAATTCGTACACTCAGAATCATCCCTCGCTTATCGCCATCAGACGCAAGGTCTTGAGGCTGCACGGTACAGGTATGATCCGATTCTACCGAAACTACTCGGCAAAGTAGGTGGACATGTGTCTCACACTTGACCTTTCGAGCAAAGAATCGGAAAAACTTCAATTCCGGTCGCTTATTTGCCATTACTTCAACACCCCCGTTGTGAGGAAGGACGAACCATCATAGGCATGCTCCCCGTTATCTACGACCATCGTACGATTCAAGTTACGACTTTCAACTTTGATGACAGCATCCGTCGTGATACGGTGCTGTAAAAGGCAACTAAAGCTCCATGATTCGCCATCGTCATCTTCACTGTAGGCAGGCTCATCAGTGAGGCCAGTTTCGGCTGATAGTAAGAACTCAGCAGGTTTGGTTGCTGTACTATTCTTCTTGGCCCCTCCGGCTTTTCGTAAAGCTTTTTCAGCCTTAGCCAGCAACTTTTTAGCGTCGATCCATGCATCCTTGGCATCCTTGACCTCTTTGGTCCGGTTGGTGTATGACTCAACGGCATTCTTGTGAGATTTCAAGCTTCCAACCTCACTGATACGCTTTTGCCAGTGCGCGATTGCTTTTTTAGCCGCCTCTTTACCACTCTTAGTCTTAGCCTTCTTCATCCGTCCCTGAGCGGCAGACAAATTTTTCTTGTAAAGCTCTCGGTCCTTAGAGATTGTAGCTGTCGTAGACGACCGATACTTAGCTGCCGTCCCCTGCTGTTTCAACTTGGTCAGATAGTGGTTATGAGCCGACCGGACTGCAGTACGCCGTGTCCGTACGATTTTCTGCAAGTCACTGGCACTGGTGTCATAGACTACACAGTATTTTCCACGCACAATTCGGAGAACCGATCCACATTTCTTAGCAATAGACTCAATCAGTTCCAACGGCTGACCATCAGCCGTATAGCCCTTTTTAAATTTCTTTGGAATCTGTAGCTTGATGGATTTCAGCGGAATACCTGACTTTTTGGCAATCGCCTTGATAACTTGTTCAGCGTCCGACTGTCGCTTAAAGGTGATTGAAACATCTTTCTTTTTTGAGTAGTCGGCACCCTGAATAAAGGTAAAGCTGAACTGCGAGTCAACACCGGACCATAGCAGAGGCGGAATTTTGTTGATGTTACCCTCCGTCAGAACTCCAACATCACCTTTATATCCTGCGTAAAGTGTGACGTGCTCTCCTTTTTTAAAAAGAGCCCGTGTCTTCTTAGACAGGTTCATGATGGTCACTGTCGCAACATCTGGTGTGGGCTCACTAGAAAATGGCACACTAAACTGAATTTCCAGCAAATGATTCAGCCGGTTTAGATTTTCAAGCGTCACTTTTTCCTTACCTGTATCCAGCACCAACTTGACTCGCCGATCCACTTGATACTTAGCTGCCATCATCATCACCTCCATCTTCGCCAATTCCAACATAGTCATCGCTACTAAGATCATCTGTTGGGTCAATATCATCGATCATCAAGAACACTGTCCGCCCAAAAGTCTCAGCATTGACGGCTGTGGATTGTCCGGACTCATCCATTGGTACCAAGTCAACCGCTGGCAGTCGGTCATCATTGACGTAGGCCCATAGTCGATGATTGAGTACCAATTTCTCTCCCAAAACGATGGGATTAAGGTCCTCATCGTATAAATCGACCGTAAAAAAATCACCAACAGCGTTGTAGGAAACTCCAAAGTTGAAGGTGATATCTGCTAATTCAATTTCAAAAATCTCCGGTAAATCATCAACATCTATCGGAATATAGTCGCGTTGCGACATCACCACTCACCTCACTTAACTCTAACCCGAACACCAATAGGTATCTTGCGATCCGGATACTTGTTCCACTTACGCAACGTCGCAATCGATGTTCCAAAGCTTTGATGGAACCCCCAGTAGGTATCCCCGGCTTTAGTCTTGCGATAAGTACCATTAGTCTGAGCAGACTTGGTGCTACCAGTGGGCTTCTTATTACCGTTACTTTTTTACCCTTCTTTTTGATTCGGGAAGTCTTAGCAAAATGTACAAACTTCAAGCTCATTGTTGCTTCAATTGTCGAAGTGTACTTTTCACCATGACGGGTTAAGTCCTCAATTTGAAGATGTTTGTAATAGACAACAGCACCCTTAAAAACCACTTGTGTGCCATCGAACCGCCACTTATTCAACTTGGACCAAACCTTATTGGCCTTAGCCATCGTATCTTCTTGAATCAAGATTGAAAGGGTGATTGTCTTACTTATTGGCCTTGAATGATCGGTGATAGGTTCGCCCTTTTCAATTGCATACTGAGTTACTTCTGAAGCAGAATCATCATCCTCAGTCTTGGCATGAATCCCGATTCGTTGAGACATCTTATTTTTTCCGTACTCGTGCATGTATGCACCAAAAAACTCGGAAGTCCCATCCCGAGTTCGCTTGTATACAGGTTTTACCATTATGCTCCTCCTAACAGGTCTTGTAGCTGTTCAAAGCTTTCGCCCATCGCTTCCTTGACCCACTTCATAACTTGTTGCTTCGTGACATTTCCGCTGGCGTCACCAGTTATATTGACACTGATCGTTGGGTGAAAATCAATCTTGGGTTTACTACTGTGTCGTGAATTTGAAGGAATTGCTTGGTTTGCAATCTGCTTCGATTTCTCGTGTGGATAAATGGTCCCAGCTGAGTCTGGCTTGAAGAGTTCTGGCCCCTTCTCACCAACAATTGACCACTCGCCAACCTTCGGACGACCACCCTTGGCATAAGCACTTGCCGCAACACGCTCAAAGGCGGCCCGTCCAGAACCATAACGGCGTTTAATATATCGAATAGAAGCTAGTATGTTGTCATACCCATTCAAGATGTTGGTATGCCCCTTAAAAGCATTTGCCTTAAAGGTTGATAGTGTCGTTTGGGTCAGACCTTTAGAAGGATTACCGGCCTTGGCATTGCTATCCCAGTTGTTTACAGTGGTTGGGTTGCCGCCTGACTCACGACTGATAAGCCGTAGCATATCATTTACACGCCAATCCGTAGCTGAAAGGCTATTGGCTCTAAGAGCCTTCTCGACTGCTGACTTCCAGCGTTTAACTCCAGACCCTCCGGGGTTTCCCATTGAACCGCCAGCCGAGTCATTTTGAAGGTTCTTAGAAATCCAAGCCAACGCTGACTTGCCAATCTCTTGCTTGAAGAGCTTTTCAACGCCAGTATCCTTAGACTTACTCTTCTCCACACCAGAACTCTTGCCATGCATCTTGGTGACATCGTACCAGCCGCGGGTTGAAGTCCCCCCATGGTCCCACAAAGACCCGTGAGAGACACCGACGTGCAAATGAGCTCCGCTACCAGCACCATTTAATGGTCCAAGAGTACCAAGTATTTGCCCCGTTTTGACTTTGTCACCAACGGAGACTTTGATATTTCTCATTCCACCAAATTCTTGGTAGATTTCCTGATAACCGTCATCACTCTTAACGGTAATGACCTTACCTAAAGCCCCGGGGGCCCAAACAGGATTTCCAGCACGTGTTACAACCCCACCATGCATAGCATGAAATGGAGTTCCCAACGCTGCGCCAAAATCTACGCCATCATGGCTACCGCCGTCACGACTGTCACCAAATTTCTGGCCATTGCTACCTGTGCTCCACCCAGAACCTGGTGAATGAGCCCAGTTACCGCCGGCCCCGCTACCGCCATTAATTGCATCATTGATGACATTCCAACCAGACTTGTACCAATTAGGACCGACAGAATCTGTTGCGCCCTTGGCTGTAGTGGTCAACCCACGTTGCAGGTCGGACCCCTTAGGATTAGCTGTCTTGCCATCAAAGTCACGTTTCCAAGCAGCATCTGGGTTCTTATGATTCTTAGAAGCCAGACTAATCAGCTTATCATCAGACGCACCAGTTCCCTTTTTGAAGTGAGGCAAGTATGGTTTGGCCTTCTCAACCTGTGATCCGTTGAAGACTTCATCACCCTTTTTTAGAGGTGTAATGACGTTGTTACCAATAGGCTTCAAAAGTTGACTGCCACGTGCCACCAATTCTTGTCGAGGGCCAGTAGACGCGTCGTTAAGGACAGCTAGTTGATCACTAGCGATTGGACCCTTAGACCCAGCTGCGTAGTGAATTGGCTTCAGCACAGACTTGTTGCCACCGAACTGAGCCAGTGTGGTATCGATACTGCTGATACCGGAATTCATCGATGAAATTGCACCGGCCATTCCGTCATGGGCTTGGACTTTTAACTTGCCAAAAATGGACCCAAAATCGCTAACTAGGTCCGTTGTGACGCTGTTAAACTGCTTGTGCATCGACTTCAGTGAGGTGACTGTATCATCTTTGACGTCGTCAAACTTCTTGACCGCCTGCTTATGCAGTTTCGTGGTCTCAGATGCCGCATCAGTGCGAGTATCATGCCACAACGAGGCATTCTTCTTGTTGAGCCGTTTCAGCGATGAAGCAGACTTCTTAGACATGTCACCATAGTTCTTGGTGACTGATTTCGACATCTTTTTAGATTCCGAAATTGAGTCCTTAGAGGTCTTCTTGCTCAGTCCCGGCATAGTGGACCCACTACCGGCTGCAAAGCTAGTTAACTGGGTCGTGCCAGCAGCAAAGTTAGGGAGTCGTTGTCCAAAGGAACCTCGCACCATCTTAGTAACATCTGCGTGGTTGTAGATGCGATCGCCTGACCGTACCTGTAGAAGTTGAGCACCCTTAGCACCCACAACGCTGAATTGCTTCCCACGTTGTAAGACCTCGGAGCCATTTTCCCCAACCATTGCCATACCGGTCTTACGGATTGATCCACCAACAGCAAAGCCGGTATTAAGCTTAGGCGCAGTACGGAAAGTAGCCTTAGACTTGGTAGCTGCCGGATGTTTCTTCCCGGCATCCATATTTCTAAGTGTCTTATTCTGTGCTGCTGCACCTTTGGCGGTACTCTTACTTACCTTGTCAATCTCATTGGATGTTAGATGGTCCATATCAGGCCATTTAATTCCCGTGAGAATTGAATTAATACTGTCCACCATTGACTGAAATAGCCCAACAGCCTGTCCGGTCTCTTGGTCAACTTGTTTCAAGTGCCCTTTGGTCTGAGCACGTGCTTCGCGAACGACCTTCTCGTGCTCATCCTGTGCGGCAGCAATAGTCTTATCACGACGATCTTTGGCAGCACCAACTGATTTGTCACGTGTTTTTTCGGCCTTTTCCTTAATAGCCTCATACTGCTTCTTAGATAGGGTCCCAGTGACATACCGTTCATGATCGGCCGCCGACATAACGGCTTTGTACTTCTTATCTGCTGCCGATTTAGACTTGGTATAGGTGGTGTTAGCATTTTTGATCGTACTTCGCATGGCCTTGTACGATGATTTAACTACTGCTGCACCCTGCTTAGCAGACAGTTTTTTGGTACTGTCGCTGAGCTTACCCAGAATAACCTTCTGCTTAGCACTGCCTTGAGACATCAGTGAAGCAATTTTGGCATTAGCGTTGGCAACGGCCTTTTGACGACCCTTACCACCGTTAGCCTCAGATTTCGTAACTTCGGATATGGCCTTTTTTGCTGAAGCCTCGCGCTTTGAATTAGACTTTTGCTCGCTATCAAGAATCGACTTCTCTTGTTTCTTAGTCATTAACCCATTTTTCACGAGTGTGTCTAAGCTACTTGCAGATTCGTGGACACGAGTACGCCCATATTCTTTAACGGTTTTGCTAAGCCCTGAGTAGGTCTTAGCATTTTGAGCTAGTAAGGACTTGGATTCTGACTTACTCCCAGATTCGGTTGCCTGAATTAATCGGGCGCGACCTTGGTTGAATGTCTGACTAACATCAGCCACGGCTTTCTTAGCGTAACTAGGTAATTTATCGTACGGACTTTTTGTGTCCTTTTTCTTAGAACTACCCACAGATAAGCCAGAAATATCATTACCAGCACCGGAACCGTAAGGATTAGTTCGTAGCGTTTGGTGACTCGCTGAGCCACTCTTTTTAGCGTTGGCATCGTAGCTATGAATATTTTTGCGTTCTGTCTTATTTACTTGTTTAACAATGGGACTATCAGCAATCGCATTGCCTATGGCCCCACCAACAGCTGCACCAATTGTGGCAACAAGTGGATTTCCACCGCTTAGAGCGGCCGCAACTCCACCGCCGACTGCGGAACCAGCGCCGTGCCATAACTCCTTACCGCCTTGCTTGCTATCAACACCAGAATGAATTGCTTTAACAACATCATTGCCAACGCTTAGACCAATGCCAGCATAAGCAAGTTTAGAGACTAAACTAGAAGCAGATAGTTTCCCAATTTTGCCGGTAGTTGCCGAAGAGACCGAGCTTGTGGCACCTGCTGCTCCTTCGGATTCTGCCAAAGCTGTCGATGACGCTGCTAATGCATCCTGCGACACAGCTAAGCCTTTGACGAACTTTGCCGTCTTGATGGCCGCACTACCTAGCGTCGTAATGACACTAACAACTTTTGCTGCCGGCGCTAATGCAGCTACTGAAATAGCAGTCCACGTCAGCATAGTCTTTTGTGACTTATCGAGTTTGCCGAACTTCTCCAGCAAGCCACCCATACCAATTGCCAGCTTAGTAATCGATGGAAGGACCGTTTGTGCAAAAGTGATAGCTAATCCTGACGCAGCCTGCTTAAATTTGTTGATTTGGTTCTGAGCAGACTGCATGTTTTTGGCCGACAGCTTGCCGGTATAGTCATTCTTAGCTGAATCTTTGACCTTCTCATTTAACTTGCCAAGTTGATCAGCATTCTCAGCTAAAATGGCCCCGGCTTGTTGCCCTGTCGCCCCGAACAAATTATGAAATACGGAGGCCTTTTCAGTCGCTCCTAGCTTGGCACTATGCTGTTGAATTAAGCTAAAAGTGTCAGCCATAGACTTCATATCACCATTTTTCTTGGTGAAGTCCTTAGTCGATAAGCCAAGTTCGGCCATGGCCTTTTGAGCCGTCTTAGATGGTGATTGAAGACTAGTCAAAGTCTTACGTAATCCAGTACCAGCCTTATCCGCTTCTCAATTTGTTATCGTGAAGGCTCTTTATCCCCCACTTCTCATGATTTCCCATGAGTTCAGACTATATTTCCACCTGCAGCCGTGCTGTTTAGGTGCTCCGCCTTCGTGGATATTTCTCCATGCAAAAAGTCTCACCAAGTTGGTGAGACTCGTTTAGGTTAATCTATCTAGTCGTTACGCCTTCCTAAGGTTTCCCATTAGGCTTGGTTCGGGATTAACATATAGTAATGTTCATCAAGGTATTTTTTTACTAACGCTTTAATTTGCTTAAAAGAATAGCCTTTACTCTTGCAAGGTATAGCAACCAACTTAATTCGATGGGTTTTACAGTAATCTGCCTTTATTTTATCCCTTGTTTTATTAAGATCTAGCAGTGCTTCATCACCGCCAAAACCTACTGAATAATGTTGCAGCCCCTGAAATTCAATAGCACAATAAATATTATTTTCAGAACCTAATAACACAAAATCAAAAGGCAAGGGTAAGATGTAACGACAATCATCAAATTTATATTGTGATAGGTATTTAAAATGGTACTTTTTCAAATACTCTTCTACCGCACGTTCACCCCTGGATCGCTTGCAATACGGGCACCGTTGAGACTGGCTCAAAAAATTATCTGGAGCCATATTAAATGTAGTTCCGCAAACATTATGTCGTATTGCAATAGGCTCATGTGTATTCACGTACATACCTACAACTGAATACTCGTTACCAACCAACTTTTTCACATCTGATTTAAAATAATCAGTACTCTTTTTGGCTTTTCCAGAACACTTTGGACACCCAAAACCCATTGAATAAACAACAAATGGCTCTGTTGGCCATACATGCCCACAAACTTTACACTTCATTTTAGTTGGGATTTTTGATCCTTTGTATTCCCCAATCATTGAAATATTCCCATCAGAAGCATTTTGTATTCTCGTTCGAGCCATCTCAGGTGTGAGGTTAACGTGATGACGACAATTTTTACCTACTCGATGTTGAAATAAAATTCCAGGTCTACATTTCCACTCTAGACCACAAATTCGACATCTAATGAGTACTGGTGTTTCCTTGTTAATGTACTTACCCAAAAGTCCATACTGGTTATCCTGCATTTCATCTATTCTATTTTGCGCTTCTACTTGCGTTAATCTTCTTGGCATATGTCAAGAATACCATAAAATCATTATTATTTAGTCTTCCCCGAGTTAACGGAGTTTAATTACGCTGCCATTTCTAGCAGCGAGGCCAGTTTCCAAAGCCCATTATTGGATAAAATACCGATTGCGCTGGAAGTTTCGGACAGGCTTAATCCAGCTTGCTTAGCACTGACACCAGAATAACTAAGAGCGATCCCCATCGAATGGAAGTCCGTAGCCGTCAAATCAGCAGCGTATGCCATTTGATTAGTGACTGTCTTAGTGTTCTTGATCATGCCAGCAGTAGAGTTGGCCCGCATTCCGAAGGACTCTAAAGCTGCCGTTGAATCATGCACAACGTCTGAAAAACTGTCCCCAGAAGCTACAGATGCCTTTAGCATGGACTTCATAGAACCAAGAGACTGCTCAGAGGTGTAACCACGTTTAGTTAGTTCCTGGTACCCCTCAGCAATCGACTTTTGCGACTTACCATACTGGATAGAGTATTTAGCACCATCAGCCTGCATTTGCTTGGTGGCCCGTAGCGAGGTTCTAACGCCCTCACCACCGGTCGTTAACAGGTTATTGGTGACCTTGTACTCGTGTTGAAGTTCAATGGCCTTCTTAGCGCCATAGACAAACGCGGCACCAACGCCTAAGCTCAATGCCTTGGTTTTATCGTAAACACGATTAGCGGACTCAGAAGCTGACTTCATGGACTTCTGGGCCCGATTGAACCCATTAAGCTCATTGGATGTTTTAGCTATCTGCAGGCCCAAGTCATTAACATGCTTTCTCTGCGCCTGATAAGCCTCCGTTGTTGCTCCATTAGCTGCTTTAATCCGCTGAAGCTGGGTTACCTCTTTACCGTACTGAGTCTGTAAGCTCGCGTATGTGCCGCGGAGTGACCGAATATGGTCACTATTGGCCGCATGTGCATGGCCCTGCGCCTTCAAGGTCTCGGTATACGAAGCATCGGCCTTCTGGCTAAGTTCTAACGACTTTCGCGAAGACTTAAGCTCATTTTCGTATTCCTTAACCTGCTCTTTAAGCTTGGCCCTGTCTTGCGCAGACTCTCGATCCTGTCGTCCAGAATTGCGTTGGGCCTCAGTATAAGACTTGGTAGCTGATGTAGACTCTCGCTGGGCCGCTGCTGAAGCTCGCTGACTGGCTGAGAAACTGGCGCTTGCCGTCGTTGCCGACTTTGTTGCCGTTTCTAGTGTTTTGACGCTACCTTCTGCAGACCGTAGCCCACTATCATCCACTTTCCAATCAATATCGATTGTCGTGTGCTTGATTGCCATACTTTTTCACCTCACTATTCTTCGGGATTCAATCCTTGCATCAACTCAAATTTTTTATCGGCTTGATAGTTAAACATTTCTAGTTCATCAAAGGTCGCCAACTCAACCTCTTCGCGCGTAGCAATCCCCATCTCAACCGGCCACTCATACTGCCGATTATTCCGATAGGCAAGCTCCAATTGCATTCCTTTTCGATTACTTGCGCAGCCACTCGCCAAGAAACCGATCAGCTTCGTCCATGACCTTGCCATAACCATCATGTTCATCCCAGTAATCCCAATCCGTCTTAGGTTCCACAATTACCGTTTTCATAAGGCCTTCATTGTACGTGGTATTATCAATAACTCCGTTCCCCATGCGCGCAAAGTCTACGAGGTTATGGGCCTTCTTTAAACCAGGGAAAAAGAACGTGTAGTCTTTGGGACCATCGTAATCATCGACCGTAATAGTTTCGGTCTTACCCATCCGCTTGAGTGGCATCCGTTCTACTTCATCACGTTTTTGCCGCGCCTTCGCTACCTCATTAGTTGCCCTAGTGTCTTGCGATACAGTTTTCTTTGCTACAGTCATTTGTAATCACCCTTTACATAAATTTTTGGTACAAAAAACGCTCAGGGAGTCGAACCCTAAGCGTCTAGTTTTATTCGTTCATTTCATCGTTGTAGTCAATGCACAAGATTACCCATGCTTTAACGCCGGTCTTGGTCCCCGCACCAAATGATGGTACCTTTTGGATTTTGGCCTGATTCGAGTAAACCCGTTCGTGTGGCGTCGTAACACTCAACGTAAATTCTTTATGAGCATTAGCGAGAGCCATCAACTTAAGGTTTGCTGGTGAACCAGCAGACAAGTTAATCGTGATAGTTCCATGAATATCATTATTTGTACTAAAAACACCCCAGCCTTGAGCATCAACATCATAATCTTCAGAGTTGTTGGCTCGTTCGCCTGAAACCATGTCTCCGGGTTGATATCCGTACATTGGTTCACTGTCAGCAATGACCTTAACGTCAGTCGCATCGTAATTCCATTTAGCCATTATTTATCACCCCTTTAGTATGGAAAATCGAGAGTACCGCCGACCTTCATGCCATGCACAGCATCGGCAGGCGTATAAGACCAGTGAATCCCGTTATATTGACGGTTCTTAATATCCTCAACAGACAGGTCGGCATACTTATCAGCCGTAACTGAATAGTCAGCTGCCTTAGTCGTGGCATCGTAGGCAATAATGCCGTTGGCATAGGCCGTAGAGAGAACCTTCTCAACAACTGCTTGAAGTTGAGCAAATCCAAGATCATCGAAAGTGATCTTATCTTGCGTGTTCAACAAATCTTGAAGAGATGATTCAATGTTGACCTTGACCCAATCACTACCGTGTAAGACATCAATCCAGTCTCCAGAAGCTGTCCAACCATTAGAGCTAACGGCCTTAGTCCCCTTGACTACATAGCAAATACCATGAGCCGCTTCAATTGCTGCATACTCGGGGTAGGACAAGTCATCGACCTCAACGCCCACTAAATCGCCCTTACCTTTCCACGTCACAGAGCCGACCGTTTGGTTAGCTACTCGACCCAAAAAGGCCACCGGAAAGTTATCCGTCGTGGCCTTATGAATTAGGTTAATGGTCCGCTTATTGGTGTAAGCCTTCGCCGCATCCGGCGTGGGGAACTCCGCAACTAAGAACTTAAAGTTCTGTTCTTCGATGTAGTTGCTCAGTTCCAGCTGATCTGCATCACTGTCACCAATAACAACGGCAAAATGCCAAGTGCTAAAGAAGTACGCCGCAGCGGCCGCAGAAATCCCGCCAGTTATTGCCTTCGTGTCAGCACCAGTTGTGGACGCTGTGTAGGTGATCACTTCAATCGTGGTCCCTGCATTCGGTTGTGCGTAGTATGCTGATGCCACCTTATAGATGTCAGTGCCTTCCGCGTAGTCAGCTGCTAAGGCGTCCAAGCTTGAATACACTTGGTCCTTCTGGGTATCACCTTTAATAAAAAGTCCCGGAACCCCTAAGCCAACAGGGATTACCGGGTGGTTGACATCGATCGTAACAGTGATGTCACCAATCTTCGTAGCTACAGTCATTTAGCTACCTCCTTAATTTGTATTGTCTAAGTTAATCTTATCGATGGTTGGAATATCTTCATGGAAGCCATCCACTACTCGAAGGTGTAAATCAAACCCAACGCGCCGTTCATAATTGACGGACTGAAAAACGCTTCGGTTGTCGAAAGAATCAACATCGGCAATGACGATATCGTGATCCGTTCGAAGTTTGCGACGCACGTTATCAGATTTGAGATTCTTAAAGAGCTTCATAGCGAGGTCTTGAGCCTTAATGCTGTTGTCACTACAGCAAGTCATTGAGACCGTCAAATCGAACATCTCGCCGCTATTCATTTGCTCAACATCCTTGATGTAAGGCGTGGTGATCTTGTAAGTGAAGAAAGGATAAGCCCGCTGCGGGCCAGAGAAGTCCTGCTCAACTAAGTCACATCCCACTAGTTCTTTGACCTCGTCAATTAAAACATCAGCCAGCGCTCCATACTCAAAAGAACCGTCAGTCATGGTTACTTGCCCCCTTCAGGTCGTACTCGTGCACGTCAGAGTAATCCGTATAATCCCGCTCGTGGTCAACAACGTATTTTCGACCGGTCCGCTTATTTTCAACGACTGTTCCCTTAGGGGCCTCCATCGTTGAATACCAAACAGCATCGTAAGATTGCGTCTCCCCACCCGCGTTATGCTGAACCTCCATGCTGTACAGTGATGTCTTGGATGGCACCACCAGTGGCTCACTGACCTCAACTGGTGGCGTCTCAGAGTCCTTAACCCAAGTTCCATGCTCTAAGTGACCACACTCGCCATTGGCAGGTAGATACACTAGCAGTGGGATTCCAAATTCCACTAGCATGTCGGCAAATTCTTCATACATCAAACGTTCACCACCTTATAAGTAACGGCTTGAAGTAGGTGTCCGGTGTCCTCCAGCGGGGAACTAGAACCTTTTCTGGCGATAGTTGCGGGAGCGTTGGCTGGTGACTCAATGGAACGAATTTTGTTCTGGATATCGCGCTGAATGCGGATACCCAACCCCTCCATAATCTCTCTAGCTGTGGCCCTGCTTTCACCCATCCCCAAATCAACTACTCGGTCGACAATGTACTCGATCCAGTCGTCCACCTTTTCATCAAAAGTCGACCGAATGAAGGAACGCTCCGGAATATGAACCTTTTTAACCAAGTAGAACATTGGGATAAGTCCACCTTTACCATCGCTGACAGCAAGAATATTTTTATCCTTAGGTCGAAAAAGTCCCTCAATATCTCGTGCCTTGGCTCCCTTTGGCGCATTATCGGTGGGAATCGTCAACCATTTGCCGTTTTTCGGTTCAATATCAGCGCCATACTCGTTGGCGGACGCAATCATTTGCATAAACGACCCGTCCTCACCAAATATCCCAACCTGCAACTGTAGATGACTTAACTCTGCCATCTCCCGTTCGACATCTGGGATTCTGTCAAAATCTTCCATCAAATCACCACAATTCTGAGGGGGCCACCATCACCGAACTGGCTCAACAAGTATTTGTACCGGTCGGCCCAAGCGTTGACACCCTTGAAATATTGCTTCTTCAAATCTCCGACTTGTTTCAAGGAAACGCGATCATCTTCGCGGTTAATCAGACTAGCCGCTAAGTAACGACATGCCTGCTCCTGATACTGTGCGGGGAAGCCGTGGCTCTGAACCTCGGTCCAAGCGTCATCAATCGCGAGTTGAATAGTATCATCGCTGACCTTCGTCAAGTCCGACCGAATCAGCCGAACGTTCTGGATGGTGCTCTTATCCGCTTCATCCACTTAGACCACCTCTATTCGTCTTCCGGGGTCTTTAATTCAGCAATCCGAGCCTTCAACGTGTCCACCATCTTCTTACGACCGGCGCCGCGTTGTTCATCGGCTAACCACTTGGTCAGTGTCTCAACCGATACGGTGTCCGCAATCGCAGGCAGCGCTTGATCAAGGGTCATGTCAGTAACGCTTTGCACGTCCTTGCCACCTTTACCTTCAACAGCAGATAAGGTGCCCTTTTCAACTAAAAAAGCATTCAACTTGTTCGACTTGATAGCCGCGTTGAATGCTTCGGATTGCTTCTTGGTGAGCTGGTTAGAACCGGGGACCAGTTGCACCCCACCAACATTATGAATGAATTTACCCTTATTTTTAACTAACATGGCGTCCTCCTTAGATTCCTGACAACTTAACGATGGCGTACGGCGTCTTGATTACCAGGCCACCGGTCCGTTCATCGTAAGGCACAATCGTGTTAGGATAGTGCGCTTCTTGTGGGAACTGCGTAACGTCACGAGGGAGCAAGAAACCACCGGTTTGTGAAGTGGAATCAAAGATCATCGCACATTCTGAGTTATTCAACCCCTTACCTACTAAAGCAGAGGTTGTTTCGATGGAATTAAACCAGCCGGCGGCCTTGATGACTTCCAGAATGGTACGAGAGTCGTAGTCACTGTAGCGTGAGTTCAAGGACTCATACTGAGCTGGTGCTAAGACTAGCTTCAACCGTGCTTGATTGAACCCTGGAATTACAGTGATTAAGGACTTAGCCTTACGCAAAGTCTCTTGCATCTCTGCCCCAGTAGATTCTGAAAACTTCTTGTCAGCGTTCATTGCCTGAATACCTTCAAGGTTTGTCAGACCGGTGATACCAACCTTTGATTCCCCGTTGAAGATGATGTCATTTTCCTTTTCGGAGATTGCTCGGCGGACCGTTTCAGCTTTATCCGTTTGAAGCGGTTGTCCGGCCATTTGAGCGGCAAATACTTCCTGATACGTGAAGTGAATACCAGCAGCAATAGTGTAGATTGGCTGATAAGCTCGCTTAACGTCTTCGTCGACCATCGGTAAGTCATCGGCCCCGTTGGCAATAACCTTGGCAGCACCGTGCCGAGTCATTAGACTGTATCCGTAGGTCTCTGCCCCTGGATTTACCCCAGGAATGGTTGGAAACAGTGACCGACCAATTAATTCTTCTTGTGGTGCCTTAAGCACCGTCTTTTCCATCGCGATTAAGTCGCGATTTTCAATCATTGCTAATTCTTGTGGCATCTACTGTCGCCTCCTTATGGCAAGTTAATTTGAAGTTGTGCCGTTGAGCCCGCAGTGGCGTCGTCGGCAACAAACTTACCCGCTGTCTTGAACGTCCCCACAATCGTGTCAGCACCTGCGGCTGGCTTGAAGTTTCCAGTCGTTCCGTCAACAGCAGCTGGTTGACCTTCCGTAACATCGGCCGTGATGGCAACGTTGATGGTCCCCTTACGCAAAACAGGAACCATTTGCTTAGCCTTGTACTTAGACGTTTGTGGTGAATCATCCAAGTTATCGACGTAGTCCTTGGCTACTGCAACGCCATAGAACTTACCATCACTAACGGTCGTAACAGCCCCCGAACTCATTTGAACGGCGGCCCCGGCAGCTACTACTCCTGCAGCAACCGCTGAGTCAACTTCTGTATGCCGAATGTCGGCAATCTTGCCCAACCCAATGTTGGGGTCCATGTACATTTGTGGTCGTGGAATTAATCCCATGAGTTATCCCTCCTTTACTTGTAGGCGTTGGCTCGGTCGCCTTTGAGCTTATCTACCGAGTCAGTTTCGTTTTGATTCCCACCTTGGCCACCCAACGTGTGAGTGAACCCTTTCTTATCTGCCAAGGAAACCGCAGAATCGTAGAATGCATTGATATAGTCGTCAGACTTATCCTTTTCATCAAAGGAATCATTGGTGGTCTTAATGGCAGCCACCTTAACTTCCCGGTCAGTCTTCCCCTTGAAGTCGAAGCTATCACCAACAAAACGAGCTGCGCTAGTCTGAAGCGCAAGCCGTGCGTCAATGTGCTTGTCTAAGGCGCCTTGGTCAAGTTGCTTATCCTGAGCATCCTTGAGTTGCGTCTTTAAGGCATCCCGTTCACCCTTAAGTGAATCGGCTTCCTTTTTAGAGCTTGCCGCTTCGTCATTCGCCCCATTCAATTGCTTCTTTAGCTTTGCAAGTTCAGCCTCTTTAGCGGCCACTTGCTTCTTTAAGTCGTCGTGGGCATCTGCAACATGCTGGTCCACTTCGAATTGTTGGCTATCAATGATTAAATTCGCCATGTGTTTTCCTCCTGTTTTCGTGTTGTTATCACCCATAACAAAAGCCGCACTGTCATGGATTGAGATTCCATGACCTGCGCGGCCCCTATCTACGATAGCAATGTGATTAATCTTGATATTGCGCTGAGCGGCGTCATACTGGGCTCCGCCGTACTCTCCGGACTCCGTGGGAACATCGGCATTGAATCCGATTGAAAGCTCCCGCTTACCCGACTTAACTTGGGCAATCATGTCTGGGTCCGTAATGGTCGCCCCAACTACCAGCTTATTGTCCTCAACGTGGGCGTCACTGTCGGTCATCCCTACAGATAATGTCTTGAAGTTCCGCACATCGACACCCACGTTTGGGTGGTCATTAGTCAATGGCTTGTTGTTGGCAGATTCGATGGTCTCCTTAGAAAATACCTCATCCGGAAGCTTTGCCACTTGGGAGACACTTCCACCATTACGCATATACGGGAAGACTCCGGGACGCGTAATCGGAAACTCCCCGTGTAAGTAACCCTCAGGCGTCTCAACATACTTGCCAAGCTCAGCACGATCATAAAATTTCATGCAATCACCTCCTATGGCAATTGCAGAACCTTACCGGGCTTAACCGAGTAGTTCTTCAAGCCATTAATCTTTACAAGTGTGTCCAGTGAAATACCAGCATCAGTGGCAACCCGCCATAGCTTGTCGCCTTCTTTTAAGGTCACAGTCTTGGCCGTACCCTTAGGCTTAGTTGCTGGCGCTGCTGGTGTCGTACTCGAAGCATACATGCTAGTAACATTTTTAGAGCTAGGTGCTGCAGAACTTGGCGTACTTGCGGTACTAGATGAATTTGTATCTGCCATACTTTCACCTCCCTTCGTTTCGTTACTCTTCTGAGTCATCAAATTCGTCATCAAAAACAGGATCACCAGTACAACGGCACCCATAATCTTCTCCGGGTAGTAAGTCAGCCGTGTCGTAGTTGTAGATAATGCCTTCACGTGCCACATGACTGGCACGTTCACGCTCGTCCATCATTCCACGCCATTGAAAGTGATTAATTCCAGCTGCTTGGTGCCTAGTACGGGTCATCTGACTGTAGATGGTCCCAGACTGGTCCCGGGCAATGAAAGCGGCGCGATTTCGGCTCATCTTGCCTTGATGGCGGATTGCTCCCGCCATCTCACCGTAGGACTGTCCCTTTGTGACGCCACGGTAGATAATCTGCTCAATCTTCGTCGCATAATCATCGCGGATACCCTTGATGTAACTGACATTTTCGGCAATCTTGCCTTTAATGTAACCATCGAGCTGTGCATCCCCTGCGACCGGATTAATCGCCAAGATTACCGGCTTACCAGTAGAAAGCAATGCCGAATGTTTCACTAGCTCGTGAGCTTGAATCTGTGAGGATACGTTGGCACGATTGCTAGTATTGATAGCTGACATAAACCGTTCAACCATTTGCTTCGCATCAGTATCTGTAAAAGAACCAAGAATCAGCTCCTTTAACCGTCCAATTAGAGACTCAATCCAGTCGATCATGTCGTCGTTGTAAAGCGAGTCATTGACGGTTCCCCGGTTGATTACCGGCTTAACCTCCGACTTAAGCAATAGTAGCGTGACATTCTCAGCTCGCATTACAGCCTGTCCAGCCGTATGTGCGTATGATTTCTCAATCCTTAGTGGATAACGCGTGCGTGGCACTCTCATGGCTAATCACCGCCATGTTCTTTGCGGTAAGCCTCAACTACTGCCCGGCGCTCGTCGTCACTCATACTGTCCATGTCAACTGAACCATCCGGATCCATGCCTCCAGAACCAAAGCGCGCTTCTCTTACCTCTTCAGGCCCTTGTACGCCATTCTGGATATAAATCTGGTCGGCCTGAGCGTTTGCTAAGCGAATCTGCGAATCGGTTTGCGAATCAACCGACCACAGCGGGTTAAATTCGATAGACCAGTTAACGGTGTCGGGATCCAGCGGGCCACCACACTCATCACTTGCCCGCATGAGCAATTTGAGTAGGTATTCCAACTGGGGTCGCATCTTGTTCTCTTGGTCCGAAGCAATGCGCGAGTAATAGTTCATCACATCATACTGTGCCCCGGTCAGTGTCCCGGCCTCTTGGCCTTTAAGAACCGACTTAGGCATGCGGGCCGCCCCACTAAGATATTCCCACAAGAAATCCAGCAGGCTATCGATACCACCAACATTGGTTGACTCCTTGGTCAACTCGTCCTTGTCGCTGATCAACGCTGTGGATTCAGTTCTAAACTTCGACGAAGCAGCTGCTCCGACCTGCAAAAGCTTATCGGGACTCGTGTCGTCAACCGATGGGGACTTGAAGACTTTGAAAACATAGTCGTAAAGAATCTCACCGACCGAGTAGAGCCCTGTATCCATCGTCATTAAGATGTCGTAAATGGTCTCCAATAGTGAGACGCCTTCCGTCTCATCTTCGAACCGCAGTTCTTGTTGGCGAAGCAAACGTGACTTATCTACCTGCTGTGTTCCATAATAATTTGACCCTTGCACGTCAGCGGTTCCGTTGTTGATCTGATAACTTAGAGCTTGACCGTAAGTTGGTGAGAAGACGTCATCATCGAACTTGGTCTCGTTGACCTTCTTGGAGCTAAACGCCGTAATAAATGGGATTCGCAACAGTCTGTCTGGGTTCAAAGGGTCCTCAAGTCCATAATTCCAGCTCTCGGTCGTACTGATAGCAATATACCCCGCTCGGTAAATCCGTGAGTATCGGTAAAGGTCCTTGAATCGCTTCTGAGCATTCAATTCATTTAATCGTGCCTCATACTTAGCTGCTAGGGCATTATCGTCCATCTTTATATGCCAGCCATTACGGGTCATATCCTCAGCGGGAATGTCCACAATGTTGCGGGCCATCGAATTACCCCGATAAAGTTGCTCCAACTCGTAGTCACCCAAATGGTGTCCCATCCCCGGCCGCTGCATGCGGAAGGGGTCTGGGTGTCGTGTTCCTGCCGTTGGGGCCTGCTTGGTCTGCATAAAGTCCATAATCAACGGGTTACCATCAAGTCCCACAATATCTTTGCTCATTCACTCACCTCCTTGCTTATACAACGCCGAAGCGCTTCTCTAGTGATTCGTATTGAATAATGTACTTTTCTAGTCCGTATCTGAGTGCATCAATAAAATGGTTGTTGGCGTCTACCGGCTTATTCAACCAGTTTCCGTCCTTATCACGGTCAAAAACGTACGTGTTAAACTCTTCAATCGCATGCACACAACTAGGCAGGATGTGAATTCGATAGCCCTGCAAGAAGTTGATCCCATAGTCGATTGAATCAGGGCCTTTAATCGACGCATGCATACGCCGCACACCTTTAGCCTGCAACTCATCAATCAAACGGGGTTCAGCGCAGTCAGCGCCAATGTCTGATTTCAGATAGTGGTTATCGTCCAACCAATCGAAGATGTCCTGTGTCGTCATAGCCTTCTGATACAGCTCTTTAAAAATCCAGATATCCTTGGTCTCGCGATTAATAGCAGCTTCAGCAAAGGTCGTGGGGTCATGAGTGAACCCAAAGTCCATCCCGTGACCTACGCCATCCGACTCAGCTACTACCTTATTGACGTCAAAGTCCTCAACAACCCAGTTTTCAAATACAAGTCCCTCAGCAACACCCCAGTTGCCGTCACAGACAATCTGAGCCCGTCTGGGGTTGGTTCGGTACAAGTCTAGGTATCTTTGCCTATCTTGCTTATCAAGCCACTCGTTGACCCTAAAGGTAGTCGTTCGAGCAAAAACATCTGGCTTACGTGTCTCCGGGTCAAAGAACATTGGTTTCAACCAATGCCGTTCCGACCAAGGGTTAAAGGTTAGCGTGATTTGCTTGAAGAACTCCTTCTTCCACTTCTCCCGCTTGATTAGCTCGTCAGCTGGGACGTACTGGTGCTCAGCGTAGGGATCATCTAAACTCCCACGGATTGACTCAACGACGGTTTCAAACTTATCGCTGTTCTCTATCTCGTAGGCTTCTTCAAACCAAGCCCAGCTGAGAATTCCCGTATCCACGTCCACTGAGGTGACCTTCAGTGGATCATCTAGTCCACGAAGAATAATCTTCTGGCCGGTAGGTAGGTACGTAATCTCTGGTTTTCCTTCGTTGCATTTGAAAAGGCGACTAACCCCAAGTCGGTTAATCGCCCATTTTAAAACTGTGTAAGTTGAATCGTGATTGGTATTGGAGTACCGACGAACCACCAGTAAGTTTGACCAAGGATACTTCATAATTCGGTAGATGAAGTTTAACGCCGTGGTCCGAGACTTCTTAGAGCCCCGTGACCCCTTGACCACACGATAGAAATGTTTGTCGTGCCAGAATTCGTTGTACCCCTTGCCAATGAGGTACTTAATCTTTATCTTCGGCTGCTTAGCTGTCATTACCATCGGCATTCCCTCCAATCTCTTCATCATTTTCCGGTACGTCATCAACGAATGTCGGCAGTGGTAGGTTATCGCGGTCGCTGTCACGCTTAAGCTGGGAAACTTCTGCTTTAGCCTTGTCGACTTGGGCCTCCATCAACGTGATACGCTTGCGGCGGATGTCGTTTTCATCAGCAATCGCTACGAACTGCTTAATCAAGTTCCCTAGCGTCCCCATTGCCCGGGACTGTGCCGCCATAAAGGCAGCCTGTTTGTCCCACGCATACTGCACATCATAGGACTCAACCTTTCCAATGCTAGACACTTCATTACTCATATCAGAATGATCCTGCACAAACATAATTTGCTGTGCCCTGATAATTGCCGTGTACTGCAACGTGATGTTTTGCCAGATAATATCGGCCGGCGATTGTTGCTCCACAATCTGCAGAATATCGCTGGTTTCATCGGGAAGCCACTTAGCGAATAGGCCATGAGTTACCGCATTATGATTGTGCGGTGGCGCCCCACCATGGTTGCCAACTGCATTATGATTATCGTGGAGTGAATCGTAACGCTCCGTTTGAATCGGAGCGCTACGTTTAGTGTCCCCATCCCAATGATCCGTTGATTTCCACTTGCGAATCGTTGAAGCAGACACACCCAGCTCTCTGGCGATATCTTTAAGCGGCTCCTGTTTTCCGGATTCCAGCCAAATCGATTTAGCCTTGTCCCGGTCTGGATTTCTTCGTCTTGACAACCGTGCTCACCACCTCCCCACATCCGTGTTGTTTTGTAATTGCTGCTAAATACCGAGACTAATCACCCACAGAGCTCCCATAAACAGAGTATCAATGACCAAGATTAAAACGCTGCGTTTAAGGCTGTCGCTCTGGTCTTCTTTTATTTTTTCACGCTTGTTACCCTGTTTTTTCTCCACACTGTAATACGCGGATTATGTGGTCGCTGTGGCTTTTTACGTTGCCACCGTCCATCTTTAAGCTGTCGCTCCAACTCGCCTAAGCAACGTGCCTCTGTGCGGCTGACAAGGCCAAATTTTGTATTTACCATCTGGCCCATGCCGGCCACCTCCTAATTTTGGGCAAAATAAAAACGCCCCGTAGGACGTTATACGTTTGAAACTATACTTCCAATTTTGTTCTTAACGCTTCAGTTAATACCTGGGAAACATTAATTTTTCGTTCCTTAGCAATTACATTTAAATACTCTGGAATAGTCACATTTTTGCGAACGGTTCGCGAATACTTAATACGAAATTCTGCTAAGTCAACTGAGATATAAACCAAAGATTCTCCATCTTCTAGTTTAATATCTTCCGGATTTGATGGTTTAGGATAGTCCGATTGGTCTTCTAATAAGTTACCAATCAAATCTTCAGTCATAGCAACGGCGTCCAAGGTATTGTTTCCTTGCGTAAACCCGCCTTTTAGGTCAGGGACTCGAACAAAAATATAGTCCCCATCTTCGCTAAAAATAGCAGGGTAAATTACCATATCCTTCTTCATAGAGTCGATCTCCTTTGTGTTTTCTTTGTCAGTTTCATACTTCAGGGAGAAAAAATCAGGTTAGTATTTGAGAGTATACCAAAACGATCACTCATTTTGGCCGCAATAAAGAAACACTATGGTTTCTCTATATTTGCTTCTCTCAAAATCGCGCGCTCCAACCCTTTTCCAAGTTCCTTAGCATGAATCGGTACCATGACAGTAATATTGCTTTGGGTGTTGTAGAGTTTTAAATGTGATGATCCATTCTGCGATTTCTCGATAAAGCCATGTTCTTTCAACAGTTTAACCATCTGTCGTGGCTTCATCGGCATACTACTCACCTCTTTATTATCGATAATCACATTATACACATTGAATACACACTTAGCAACGAAAAATATTCGTATGTAACAAAAAAGGAGCCGCTCTACCACAGACGGCTCCTCAGACTAATTTCAAACTAAACTGAGAGAAGTTTTCACCTCTTTTCAGTTTAATTTGTATGACCCAATGTTAAGCAAGATTTGTTTAGGGCCAATGTGCTTGGTAAGGATTTGCACCCTACATAGACCCTCTCGTTCCTTAACTTATAAAGCCTTTCGCTGTTATAAGTATAGCGTCTACCTATTCCGCCACAAGCACACATTTCATTAAATTCATTAATGAAATCGCTTTATACACCGTAAATTAGACGTATACTTAATTCATCTGAATGAAACGAGGCAAAAAATATGGAATTTGAAATTGTTAAAGTACACACCACCACTTATTTCGAAAGTAACGAATCTGATATTCAAAAAATTCGACTATCTGATGGTTCTGATGAAATGGTTGAACAGGTTGTCCGTTATATCGACAACAACTTCGAATACTACTTCACCTCACGTGAAGGTCTAAAGACCAAAGTTGAAACTGTCCACCCGGCTTATAGTGATCCATATATAAGAACTAAGGCAAACCAGATAACTTCTGATAATCTTCTTAGTTTGCCTAGATTCTAGTCTTAAAGACTCTCACTTGAAAGTGGGAGTCTTTACTTTAACAGAAAAATCATAATGAGCTAACGTTCGATTATTACCTAAATTCTCATTTGATCTGCTGATCGAAACCAAATTTCCACAAATAATTTCAATAGCCAAACGTCCAATAAGCTTTAACATAAAGTTAATCCCCCTTTACTTTTTACCATAATTGATCAGGTTAATCCATATTTACAATAATCACTGCCGGGCCATCAAAGCTAAAGGTGTTTTGGTCTCCAACAGTGATTTTTGCTTTGTCCTCAAACTTTAAATTGATAGTTTGAATACCCAATCGCGACTGTAACTCATCTGAAAGCTGTTTAGTTGTCACTTGTGTCAAATCCATATTCGCCACTCCTCTATGATCATAAAGTTAATGTAATCTGTTGAATTCAAACCAACGTCTCCACAATTACGGCGTTCTATGTGATTGGTGTGGAATCGAACCACACACGGAATTCAAACCGCCCTCTTCTGGCAGGCCAACGCCAGTTACAATCACACTTGGGCACTCAGTCAATGAACGGGAGAGTCCATCTCCTTTGAGTTATTTGCCCAATACGTGCAACGGGAGTCGAACCCGTATCTTCTTTGCTCTGCCGTTGAGCTATGCACGTCCTTGAGAGAAGCAATCTTGTGGCCGGTTCATCATTCCACCACAATGCACGCAGCGGGATTCGAACCCGCGTCAGGCAATTACTGTCTGCTCTGCCATTGAGCTATGCGTGTTAGATGAGGCGGGGTGGCCTCCCTACATCTTTCGATACTACTAATTTACACCCCGAATCCATGTATAATCCGGAGTGAACCCGGAACTTTCCCGGAATTTTATCGGAAAAAACACGGAGTAATTAATCAAAACTAAATTCTGCACGTTTCTCTGGCTCATACTTGTGTGGCTTTTTAACGATTAAGTTCTCAACGGCGTCAGGATAGACTTCGGCAAAAGCAAG